TTACTTACTGAGTAAGAAATGAAGGTTAACTCTAATATATTTTAAAAACTGCTGCTCCGTTTTAACATGTAATTTTCGCATAATGCTCCGGCGGAGTGACTTTGTCTGCTCTTCAGAAAGTGAAAGTAAAGCGGCCGTTTCGCTTAAATGATAACCGCTGGCGATCAGTTTTAACAGGTGACGTTCTGTTACTGAAAAATGACGAGTCGTGCAGTAGTGGCAAATGCCAGAAGGGACGCTATGTCGAAGCGCTCGCTTATGTAAGATCAATATCATTTTCCGGGTAATTTCTTCAACATCATCTTCCCGATAAATATGCGGCAGCATATACAGACATGGTCTGAACATGAGCTTTTCTTTATCGCATTTATTACAAATAATCACCCGTAGCTGATGTTGGGTATGCATAGGTATCTGATAACAGCCAGCGCTGAACCAATCATCATCCAGGGCCAGGAAAGCGATATCGGCATTATCTATCTCTTCTGGCGGCAGAAAGTCAATTTTCTGCTGCCATTGATTCGCCAGACGCGTCATGATGATTTTCAACCCATGCTCAAAGTGACTGTTTTGTTCCTTAATAGCGATACGCAGCATAAAAAATATCCTACACGGCAGGTGAATCATGGTGAAATATTAAAGAAACTGATTGATTTTCTAAATACTGGCGGCCTTAATTCCCACTTTATGCGTGCTGAGATGTGTCCAGGCGATTTCCTGGAACCTGGCATTGCGCCAGAAAAGACGATATTCGTACACTTAGTCAGCAACCAGAACAAAAGCCATTGACTCAGGAGTGCCTGACCGTATAATTCTCGCGTTTCGTCTACACGAAGTCTTCACTTCACAAGGCGCCCTTAGCTCAGTTGGATAGAGCAACGGCCTTCTAAGCCGTGGGTCGCAGGTTCGAATCCTGCAGGGCGCGCCATTATATATCAACTGGTTACGCCTCTTTAATTCCCTCCTTATTTTTCATATGGGACATATTTGGGACATCATCACTGAAAATCGAGTCAATTTGCTTCGCGTGTTCCGTTAAATGGTTCGGCGCAAGGTGGGCATATCGGCGCACCATCTCGATGCTCTCCCATCCCCCCATTTCCTGCAAAACAGAAAGCGGAACTCCGGACTGAATCAGCCAGCTGGCCCATGTGTGCCTCAGGTCGTGGAAGCGAAAATCCTCAATTCCAGCCCGGCGGCAAGCTGCATTCCATGCTTGCTGGTCATCGACGCGCATCTTTCTGATAGTCGGCGTCCTTGAGCCATCAGGCCGGATGCCTTCTTTCGTATGCACGAACACCCATTTATGATGCTTACCAATCTGGTCACGCAATACCTTACAGGCAGTGTCATTTAGCGCTACGCCAATAGCGCGGTTTGACTTGCTGTCTTCAGGGTTCACCCAGGCAACACGACGCTGCATGTCGATCTGTTGCCATTCCATATTGATGATGTTAGACCGCCTAAGTCCTGTTGCCAGCGCAAATTTAACAACAGATTTCAACGGTTCCGGACATTCTTCAATAAGTCTTTTTGCCTCATCACGCTCAAGCCATCTGACGCGCTTGTTTCTGACAGCAGGAACCTTGATTACAGGCGCTTTCTCCAGCCATTTCCAGTCACGTTCTGCTGCACGCAGAATAGCCTTCATTAATGCCAGGTGCTTGGCTTTGGTGGAGGTGGTGACCGGTTTAGCTGAATAAACTGGCGCAGGCTCTCCATTCTTTTGCGCCGCGGCAGCTTTTATTTTCCATATCTCAAGCTGCTTGCGGTTGCTCATCTTGTTTACTGCTAAGTAAATCTTTTGCTCGGTTACATCCTTTAACCGCACTCCCTCAAAATGCGCCAGCCAGAAAGCCATACGGCTGCGGTCATCTTTCAGTGATTTCTTCTCTGCCTTTTCCTCCAGCCAGCGCATGCAGGCATCATCAAACGTTACGTCAGGAAAATCGCCAAGCCTGTCTACTCGCCACAATTCAGCCTTGCGCTTGTCATGTAGCTCAGTAGCGAGCCGCTTGTCGGAAGTCCCAAGGCTTTCCTTAATTCGCTTCCCGCCCGGTGTCGAGTAGGACGCGTACCATATTTCACCTCTGCGGAAGATGGACATTTTCTTTCCTCTGTTATGTCATCACCCGCGCTCACCTGGACAGTATGCAGCGGAGACTGAAGAGCCGCAATGCAGGCTTGCCGGGTAGTAAGGTAAGGGGATTTCGGTTTGGTGGGGTCTTTACGTGTTGCCTGTAGTCGGCCTGTGCGAATCCAGTTGGTGGCGGTAGGTCTGGATATCTTGAGAAATGCACAGGCCTCATCGAGTGTGAGACTGTGTGATTCCATAGTTACTCCTGGTCAGAAAGAAGCTCTTTTATCCATTTATATGTTTTTGGTGCTCGCTTATCTGGCCTCTTAAGCTCAAGCTTAAGCAGAGCAATAAGTGAATCCCACTCACGTAAAATCGGAGAAAACCGCTTTACCTTTTTCGCTATGAGCGGAAAGCTATCTTTAATTTCAGGTATTTCATCTACGAGCATCATGCATCTTCGCAAATCGGCAGGGTCGCTTGGTGCGTCAAACCGTCCGTGGTAGAAGTTCTTTTCCAGCCCAAGAGCAATAGAAGCCATAGTTGCGCTACTTATGCCAACGTGGCCTTTCGTTTGCCACTTCAATACCTTCATTGCTAAATCAGACATCATTCACTCCATAAAACAAAACACGCCGTAGCGAGTTCAGAGAAAAAAATCCCCGCGAGTGCGAGGATTGTTATTTTTGCGGTGGTTCTGGTAGCGGCATCCAGTGGGTTACACCGATAATTTCCATACCCTCCCAATAGTCAAAGAACCCATCATCGTCGTATGTAGCAACGAACATCCCCTGACCCAGACATTTTCCGGTAAAAATTGCGATGGGTTTAGATTCATCATTATCCGGCATTCGCTCACTACAGCTTATCCAACTATCCGGAATTACCGGAGAGTTGGTTGACGTTTCCGCGATTTCCCGAAAATTATTGGTTGACGAAATTGAGTTTTCCCGAAAAATATCGCCATTAAGCATGGCGGTGCGGCAGGCGTTCCACATGTCAGCAGCAATGCAGCACGCATATTCATCAGGGTTGGCCGTGGGCAGAATACTTTTAATGACCTTGTAATCTGGCTCAATGGCAGGAGGAACTACCGGCGCTGGCTGCTCTTTGATATGTAGTCGTGGCTCACCGTCTTTCGGCTCAGGCCACTGGCGGGACTTGTTTATCTCCAGCTTTTCTACCAACGCTAGGGTAATCTGCTTGTCAGTAATACCAGCACGCCGCTGCGCATCCCATAACAGGAATTGCATATCAGCCCATTCGCTGAGGTCGCCAGGTTCTGCGGCAGTTTCCAATGCTTCTTTTGAAAGGTGCTTCAGTGGTCCTACTGGACCGACATCGCCGAACGTCTTATCTGACCACTCGGCGTGCTCGCGGCGAATACGTTCGCGTTCCAGCGATGCAAGCGCACGCTTCAGCACAATAAGAATTTTGGCGTCGTCATCGTCGAGGCCAAACGGAATATCGTCGCGAGTGTTTTCAAATTCAGCGATAGTTTGCTGTAGCCATTCTTTGGTAATAGTGGTCATGGTTTAGTCCTATGGAGTCCAGTAAGTGAGTTCTTCTGCAACATGCCAGTTGGCGTCAGCCTGGTCCTCAAATGGCGGGTCTGTTTTGAGGTGTTCTTCAACGGTGATTGCTGCATTCTCCCGACAGAATGCTTTCCACGCTTTACGGCCACCTTTCCAGCTTTGCCCCTGATGCCATCCCAAAGCCTTTGTTTCGGTACGCCATGCACGATTAGCTAACTGCATTTGTGTCTTAGCCATACTCACTCCTTAACCTTGATGCCAGCGGCGCGGATTTCGTGACGTGCGTTGTCATTACCTGAACACCAACCCTCCGCATAATCACGGCTGAACCCGCTCATGTGCATGACTTCACCGACACTGCGTTTTGGCAAGTTGACCGTCCGCGCCTCCAGTTCTGCTATTCGCGCCCGGAACTGAATAACATCCTCTGTCTGGTTGCGCCAAAGTCCGCATGCCAAATCAATTTCATCTATCGCATCAGCAAAGCTAAACCAGTTGCTCCATTCTGGTGCCTGGCCCATTACGGCTTTGTAGGCATCGTTCAAAGCAGATTCAGCACAATCACGCTCATTGATAAGCTGTGTCTCGCTGCGTTCGAGTTCTGCTATGCGGCGGTCCATTGGCTCAATCCTCGCTGTCAGATCAGCGTTGCGCTGATCTGTTTCTGCTATACGGCGTTCTGCGGCTTCCAACTTTTCACGCGACTGTCGCATATCATCACGCAGCGCCAGCGCCACGGCTTCGATCGCGTCTTTTTCCCGCTGGAGTTGAATATTCTCGTCAAGCAGCGCCAGCGCGACTTTCGGGTTAAATGCAGCAATAAATTCAGCGTTGGCCTTTGCATTTTTCTGACAATCAAACCCACCCCACTTAATAACGTTTTCACAGCGCTTATCTCGCGGGGTGTGGATAGAAAAAGTTTTAGTATCGATATCAGAAAATAACGTCCAGGGGCCTTTTGTCGCCTTCTCCGCCACTTCACGCAGCGCCTGTTTGTCGATGTTCATGCTGCAAGCTCCTTAATCGGAATCCGATTCATGTGCATGGTGTAGCCGGTGCGGGTCTCCAGCTCCGCATACTGCTCCAGCAGTTCAGGATGGCAAGTTGCGCCGTTCTTCAGGTCGTTACGGCTCGCCATAATGCAGAACACACAGCTCAGGCGCTCGTTGCCCAGCTCATAGGCATAGTGTGGTTTCTGACCTGCCTCGCGAATGACGGAAAATACTTCATCTGTTTTCAGCTCGTGAACCGGAAGCCACTCGTACCAGGTCAGCACAGAGTTTGAATCCGTCTCGTTCTTGCGGAATGCCCGCCGTTTTGCTCGTCCAGGCGATTCCTGAGTTCGTAGACCGAGACAGTTGACGATGACCTTGAACCCGTTGGCTTTCGCATAGCGCCTGACCTCGCGCTGGATAGGTCCGCGCTTCAGATCACTGGTACATTGACGGGTACTGGCAGAAGGCCAACTCGGAACCTCCGGGCGGTTCTCAAAGCGGCGAACGACCATCTCCAACAGCGTTTTGCGCGCGGTAGCGACGATGAACGGAAGTCCTGCTGCCCTTGCCTGGTCACGAGCCAGTTCAAGCGCTCCAGGCCATTCAACCGAGCCGAGCGATGCATGTACAACGACAAGCTGACGCGCAGGAATTGCATCAAGCAGTTTGATCAACATCGCCTGACTGTCTTTTCCGCCCGAATGGTTAGAGACGAACAATGCGCCTGCATCAATAAGTGATTGGATACCAGTGCTCATTGGGCTGCCTCCTGAATACCAATAGCCTCTGCAATTTCAGCTAGAATCTCCGGGCTTTCCCCGACCGGTTTATCCATCCAGTCGAATGACACCAGGCGTCCATTTTCTATAACACCGATATTGAAATCGTCGCTGCCTTGCTGCTTGAATCCGTGCTTAATGTCCTTGTCACGTTTATCGAATTCGACGCAGTCGGACGCATACTCAATCCCGTGACTGCTCTCGTTACACCACAGATATTGATGAATGACGATGTATGACTTGCTCATAGCGCGGCCCCTTTGCGAAGTTGGGCGGCGAACAACAGGGCTTGATTACCTGCATAGACGATATCTTCGTCGCCTTCCTCTTCACCGAATTTGATAGTGGCACTTCCGAACATCTCGACACCCTGCGCCCGCACCTCAGCCAGCGCCGCGTATTTAGCCTCAAGTTCCGCATAATCACTATGACGCACCATATCAGTACAGAATGATTCTCCTGTTATTGGTGGTGATAACTGGTCACTGACAATCGTGTATATTTTCACTTCTTTCATTTCTTCCCACTCCGCAACATTGCATTCAGACATTTGTTTTCATTAACAGAACCGAAACTATTTCTCGCCAGCATTTCTTCGCGTGGAATATCTTTGATGGGTTTGAAGCGGTGTCGAATAATCATTTCCGATGGAAGGATTCCGGGGTCGTAGGACAAACCTCTCATGATGAATTCCTCAGTTATTGCTGATAGAGCCGTAACGCGAACGGTAATTTTTAAGGCGCGGGTCTATTTCAATGAATTTGGTGTAAGTGGCTTTGCGGAATGGCCGGATGGATGTCTGGTAAATTCGCTCGCGTTCTTCTTTCTCTGCAAGCCATATACAGTGGCGAAATTCCTTTTCCTCTTTCGTTTCCTGCGGTAGAGACATTATCAGGTCGTAGTTTTTTCTGAATTTATCCAGCACCTCCGAGACGGAATTGCCGGAACAGCGGCGCGGGTCATCCGCACCATACAAAGGCGCTGGCATAATTTACTCCAGGGTAGGTTATCCGAATAATGTGGTACGTATAGGGTTATTTCTTTCGTAAACGTGATAGCCTGCTTTTTACCGACTCTTCACTTCGCCCGAGAATTTTTGCTACATTTCTTTGTGTATAGCCTGATGAGATAAGCGTCTGCATTCTTTTGTCTTCGTCGTCGCTCCATCTTGGCTTAACGAATGCCGTTTTTAATGACAGTTTTTTGCTATGTAATAAAACTGATTTATGTTTAGGCCCAGATGTTCTGCTGCACGGCAAGCTACCATGCGACCGCAAACTGACTCCATCTCAGCTGGAGTTATGTTTAATCTTCTCATTAAGCCACCTGTTTAAGCTCATTTATTCTGATATTCATTACCTGAACGCATCTTGTCTGTGCATCATCGTGACCATCCAATAATTGCCAGTCATGCTGGTATCTCTCAATTAGTTTTTTCTTGTCCGTTTCTGTTGCTGCATAATCGCTGAAGTCTTTCAGGATTTGTTCGCAGTCAACCGATGGAGATTTCTGGTTGGTATTTTCTGGTGATGGTTGATTGCCTGATGCTGGCATGGCCCAGTTCGGCAGCGATGGAGGGAGCCAGTAAAATCCTGTTCCATCCTTCAGTTTGGCCCTGTGCCATCCTTGTTTCTTATCACTGGATATCTGCGCAAAACCTTCCTCAAGGTTATAGAGATACCGACCAATTCCCCACTGAACGGCAGCACGCTTCATTGCGCCAGAGCGACCGCCTTTTACGGCTTCTACCTGTGTGTTTTCAGCAGCATCCCATTTAGTTACCCATTCGGAATCAATCTTGATTGATATTCCGCATTCAACGCCACCGTTGTTGGGTATATCGCGGTATTCATTGCGCCATCCTGCTTTGCCGCAAACATCGTCCAGGCGTTTCATGATTGCCCTGTTTGTGACATAAGCCAGCACCAAAGCCCACACTTTGCCATCGCGTGTTTTACCGCTTTGCTGTATTCGCCACTCAATATCTTCAGCTGCGAACGGTTCATCTAACTGATCCAGATTCATGAGTAATACCCCGCAAATTCATCCCAGCTAATAACCGGATTCTGCCGTTCTGCGGCTAAGTTAATTTGCTGCTCCACTTCCTCATCAATTTCAGGAGAAATGAGAGCAATAAATTCTTCATCATCAAAATCATGCAACATGACTCGCCTCCCATTCTTCGTCCTGCCACTTATCCCAACCAAGAGCTATTCCGGCAGCCCATGTATACGCATCAGACAATCCCTGTTTTGTATCCGGAAATACTTTCTCATATAGCTTGTTGAACTCCCTGTTTCCTTGCTGAACAAGAATTGTTCCGTTAACAGGCGTAATGGTCATGGCGTGGTACTCCTGGCTGATTAAGAATTTCACCGAGACGTTTCCATCCGGCCCGTAATTTTCTGGTGATACGCTCTAAAAGTGATTCATTAAGTTGGGCGATACCCATGACGGCACCGCCCGCGATAGCAAATGTCATCGTGGGATTCTCCATTTTCATTTATTGGCATAGCTAAAACGCCTCGATATGAAGCGCTGTGGATATGCGATAAAACAGCCGCACTCAGGCGGCGGCTGTTGTTTCTTCTTTCAGGCTTTCGATATATTCACGCGGGTCGTCGTAACACTGGCATTCGCTATACCAATCCACCCAGCGATACGTAAGCTCCATTTCTTCCAAATCCTGGTCAGTAAGGCTCTCATCCCACATCTCAAGGCCGTTAGCGTTGCAGTAATCAGGTTTGATGTTGTTGTCATACTGAAATGCGTCATAATCAGCCAGTGCATCCATCACTCGCACACCCTCTTCAACACTTGCTACTTCTACAATGAATGGCTTTATAGGAACTTGCGGGATATGCCAGACACGTAATTTCATATTTCCTCCAGGTAAAAAGAATGCCGCCCATATAGAGCGGCAAATAACATCAAGGGATGATTTTTCGATTAACCAGAACGAGTCGTCGTCCTCGTTTGGTTACGAGCGATATTGCTCCGTGTATTCACTCGTTGGAATGAATACACAGTGCAGTGTTTATTCTGTTGTTTATGGCAAAAATAAAGGCCGACTATGTGGCCTAGGAAGTAAGTCCAATCATCTTATTCAAATCTTCTACCCGTAAAGCAGGAAATGCTGTACTTGCTTTATCTGCTTCTTTTGGTAGCAATTCTTTGCTTTCAGGCCAAACTTCAATAAGTCGCTTAACTGTTGTGACTGAGTTTAAAGCAGCCCATACATTTGATTCGATATCCTTTTTCTTGGCTTCAAGTTTTTGTTGCAATGCGCAGATTTCATCAAACCTTTTTGTTATTTCGTGTTCTGCGTCAAACATGCATTTATCTTTAGTCGGAGTAGGGAGCAATATATCTTCTCCGTTGCCGTCTTTCCCATATGAATGCCACCCAACCCTTCTGCCAGATACAGTCAGATAAATTGAAGTAGAACGAACATCGTATGAGTAAAATGAACATCCCATCTTTTCAAGTTCTTCACTTATAGCTACCAACTTGGATGATAACTGATCCACTTCCTCAGTTTTCTTTTTACCGCCAAACGCAATAACTCTGGCGTCAAGTGCAAGCTGGTTCTTTAACTTTGTTACTTCTTCAAGTTCAGTGAAAACCCCAGACTTAATTAAAGCGTTACGAGCGATTTCCTCTTTCATTCTCGTAGTTAAGCGGATTGATGACATATTAATTCCTCTCAAATAAGAAAATAAAGGCCACCATCAGGCAGCCTTGTTGTTCTGTTTGTCAAGTTCTCTGGCAATCATTGCCGTGGTTCTGATTGCCCATTTATCGACAATCTTCCCATCTTCTCTCACCAGAGCCATTTCCTCAGGCTTCACCATGCATTCAGCATCAAGCTTGCAGCCTTTGCATTTCACAAAGCGACTACACCATTGGTTGGTATCAATAGTCGTAGTCATATTGGTAGTCCTGGTATTGTTCCATCACATCCTGAGGATGCTCTTCGAACTCTTCAAATTCTTCTTCCATATCTCACCTCAAATAAGTGGATTGCGGTAGTAAAGATTGTGCCTGTCTTTTAACCACGTCAGGCTCGGTGGTTCTCGTGTACCCCTACAGCGAGAAATCGGATAAACTCTATTCACCCCTACAGAGAGCAAAAGAGAATCGCCGATGAACAACTCATGGTGGCAGGAACTAATGCATTTTTTCCTGCAAGGAATGACACTTAAACAGTTGATTCATATGCTCATCATCCTGATTTTACTGATTGTCGTTATGCCGGTAAGCGTGAAAGAATGGGTAAACCTGCATAATCCAGAAATCCTTCCTCAGTACTGGATGTATTACATCCTGCTGTTCTGTGTTAGCTATGTGCTGAATGGTGTTGTTAATTCTGTTTATCATGCCGTGAATGAAAGAATTGAGGCATCAACTGCTCAGCAGCGTAAGGCCAGAGAAGAAAAAGTCGTCCGGGATCTGTTTGATTCGTTAACTCCTGGCGAAAGAGCGTATTTGGCTTTCGCCGTAGCCGCCAATAATCAGCTAAAGACGGAAAAAGGAAGCCCTGAATCAATTTCTTTGCTCGAAAAAGGACTTATCACTCGCTTGCCTTCTGTTATTGGATATCCTGATATTGACCGTTTTGTTATCCCGGAAAAGTATTTTAATGAGTGCTACATGAGATTTGCCGGGAAGTCAGACATTCTTATGAATGAACTTATCGCACAGGACGAGCAGGCCAAAAAAATAACGACTTAACCGACAAATGTTTTACCTCGCTGTTATTTGTTTGCTCTTACGATGGCCAGCCGCGTAAAGTGCTACGTCTGGAAGACATACACCGGTTTCTGGTGGCTTATGTCCAAACTCATTTGCGTACACAATGGCTGCCCGCTCCAGATTGCGTCTGTATTCTTCCAGTTGCCAGAATGCATCTTTCGCCATGAACTGAAGTGATTTTGCGTCTTCAATACGTTTTGGCGTTTCGTGTTTTCCTTTGGCCTGAATCTGCGCACGGCTAAGAGTAGGACGATGCAATACTTCTGAGCTTGCCGTTACCGCATTCTGAAGCGCTGCACGGCGTTCACGACGCCGACCTGATGCTGAGCCATTGAAAGCTGTTCTGCGTGTCATATAGACCTCCTGATGAACTTTGGTGGTGTGTCCTGCACCTAAACAGGAGACGGTGTTTTTCACACGGTTCACTCCGCTGCAAGGTATATTTTTGCGCCACGTCTTGCGCCACACCCCAAAGCTCACTTTGGTCGTTCCGGCTTTTCAGCCGCGTAGATTCATCTCTGAATCGTTGTATGCTCACCGTCCTGGTGAGTAGTGCGTCCTGTTGATGTGATCAAGATAACTTAGGTTATCGCGCTGGTCAATAACTTAATTTATATTTGTATGAAATTTATTATAAACATAAGATAACAAATGGAATTTATTTTTATGAATCCTCTATGCCATACTGTTCTGAACAAAAAACGAGCGAGGAATCTGTGTGAAAAACGAGGAACTGGCGCAGTTGCGCTATCAGGAAATGTGCAGGATTGTCGGTGAAGCTGCTGGAAGAGTAGGGCAAAGAAAACCCGGCGCGGTGGCCGGGTTAGCAGAAACTGTAAATTTAGTCTATTTAATATAATATTTTGATAAAACAGCAATTAGAACAGCTACAACTAAAGAGCCAATAATTTTCCACGTCTGTGCGTTTAACTCTTTGTGCAGCTCTGTTTTTACAGATTGAATGTCTTCTTTAGAGGCTAACTTGTCTTTGATGATCGCTACATCAGTAACGAGAGTTGCAACTTTAACCTCAAGTTCTTTCACTCTTTGAAGCACATCATCACCTCCACCACTACCATTACCATCTTTGAAATCATTATGGGGGATGGATGCAATTTGTTCAACATCCTTTCCATCAAGAGGGACAGCGTACAGATGTCTTTTCATTCCTTACCTCTTGCTGGGATGGTTGAAATTAGAGCGCATTTCTTTTCATCAATAACTTCGCTAAGATTGCCATCGATATCTTCAAAAAGACGATAAACTACGTCATATGTTCCTGCTCCAATGAGTTTGATATCCTTAACAAAAAGATATGTACCTACTGCCACGTATTTTTCATTTATAGGGGAAAACATAAATGTTTGCAGGTGGCCATGATCGCTAGATACCTCTGGCAAAACCGACTCACCATTGAATGTAACATCAATCTCGGTAGTGTATTTTTTACCGTGCTCAAAATACATAATTGCTGTTAGGTAGAATGAACTAAAACTAGGATAGTCTTGCGCCAAGATTAGAGGATCAGGGGTCATTAACGGAACAATTGCTAACCCTGGCTTAACCACTGTTGGGTAAATTGTTATTATTTTTTCTTCTCTCATGAAGATATTTCCTTAAAAAATCACCCGAATATCTCATCAGGCCATTGGCTACCAGCTATGTGATGACCAGAAAACTCTTCCAATGACTCTTACGTTCTTTTGGAAGTCTTCTCTATCCAGCACTTCATCAGGGTATTCATCACGATTTATCGATCTGATTATTACTGAAGTTGGTGTGGCTATCAGCGTCTTTACTCTCAGCAGGTCAGATTGACAAATTGCGTAGGTCTTACCATCTCGTATGGCCGTATCCTGTGTGTTTACCCCAACAACATCTCCATCGTTTAAAGTTGGCTCCATACTTTGCCCGCTTACCCTAACTAATTTTGCAGCGCTTTCTGAAACGCCCATTTTTTTAAGGTAGTATCGACGGAATACCAAAGCAAAATCTGAAGACTCTTCCAACTCGCAACTCCCATTCCCGGCAGAAAGAGAAACATTTAATAAAGGGATCTCAACAAACTCCTCCGAGTCCCTATTCATATCTTCCCAAACAGTAGCTTTAAGGGAAGATTCTCGGATATTTGATGGTTCTGGTCCTTCCTGATATCTCATCTCACCAACCCCTGAACTTAACCATTCAGGGCGGACTTTTAATGCATTAGCTAACTCAACCATCTTTCTTGTCCCACTGGTTTTGCCAGAGGACATTTTTTTGGATGGCTGGTTGCGATATTCCTACCATTTCTGCCAACTGAGCTTGCGAAAGCCCGGATGCAGACATAGCGGCGTTTAGTCTGTCAGCAAAAGTTTTCATATACACAATCTATAACCGAAGTTATCAAAAGTAAAATAACAATGCTTATGGACAAGTTTCATAACTTGAGTTATCTTTGTATGTATCCAATAACCACAAGAGGCAAACTCATGAATTTAGTTATTCAGCGGGCCTTAAATATCGTCGGAAGCCAAAAACGGTTAGCCGATGAATGTGGTGTAACGCAGCCAGCAGTTCATAAATGGCTTAAAGGCGGCATGGTATCTCCTGAGAAGGTATCCGCTATCGTTAATGCCACTGGTGGGCAGATCAAGGCATATGAGATACGCCCTGACTTACCACATTTGTTTCCTCATCCGAATCAGGCTGCGTAAGCAACACCACTTCCAACAACGGACATTCGTCCTACGTCGCTGAAAAGCGAACTCCAGATAACAAATCAACCACAGGTTTATGCGCCAGTGCGCATAGCCATAACTAACTATTAACTACAGGAATGTTCACATATGGAACTCACAAGCACTCGCAAGAAAGCCAACGCAATTACCAGCAGCATTCTTAACCGGATAGCTATTCGTGGTCAGCGGAAAGTAGCTGATGCGCTAGGCATTAACGAATCTCAAATTTCACGATGGAAAGGCGATTTCATTCCGAAGATGGGGATGTTATTGGCGGTTCTGGAGTGGGGTGTCGAGGATGAGGAGTTGGCAGAACTGGCAAAGAAAGTTGCGCATCTGCTGACAAAAGAAAAAGCCCCGAAGAACGGCGAATTCTTCGAGGCCTGATGTAGAAAGACTGGATCAATCCACAGGAGTAATTATGCCAAAACAACTCAGTCCTGACCAGGACAAATTACACAAAAACATACTACGTGATCGGTTCTTATCCAGCTTCAAACAGCCTGGTCGATTTCGGGCTGAGTTGGAGAAAGTGAAGCTAATACTGAAGAGGAAAGGTCATGAGTAACATATCCAATCTAGCCGAAGCCAGAGAGGCCAGAATGCTCCAGAAGCCGCGTACAAATGGCGGTAATGGGTTTGCCTTGATTCACCGCCAATTCATGGATAGCAAGCTATACAAGGATTCTCAGGCTGTGCATCTTTTCCTGCATCTGATACTGAAAGCCAATCACTCTCCGGCAGTCGTAAATACCGACATTGGTGAGATGTTGGTTGAGCGAGGACAGCTAATTACCGGACGGCCAAAACTGGTAAGTGAAACATTCATCCCAGATAACAAAGTAAAAAGTTTGCTTCGTTCTTTTGAAGGGAATGGAATGATTCGTATCGAGTCGAAAGGGAGAAAATTCAGCCTGATAACAGTGTTGAAATATGATGATTTTCAGGCTCCAAATTGTCCAACGGATGTCCAACGGATGTCCAACGCAAACACCAGCAATGACGCGGCTCACAGCGAATGTTGTCCAACGGATGTCCAACGATTGTCCATAAACAATAATATAAATAATATCTCTAATACTAACGTATTAGAGAGTACCGCAGCAGACGAAAATCCTGACAAGAAAAAATCAGCTCTCAGTTGTCAGGATGTTGTCGATGCTTACCACGAATTACTTCCTGAAGCTTCCAGGGTTCGCGCACTGAATGACAAACGTAAAAACCAGATCCGAACTTTCTGGCGAAAAGCCGGAGTGATAACACGCCAACTTGATGGTCATGGGTTCACGATGCAGGACTGGAAAAATTATCTGAGCTACGTAGGAGAAAATTGCCGATGGATGTTCGAAGAGCGCCAAAACCATCAACGCGGAACCGTCTGGCACAAAAAGGGATTTGATTTCCTGCTTAACGATAATACCTACCTGAAAGTTCGTGAGGGTGAACACGATGACCGATAATTTTTACGCGCCGCCACATAGCATTGAGGCGGAGCAGGCGGTGATTGGTGGATTGCTTCTGGATGATGACAGCAGTGAGCGCGTCCAGAAAGTTCTGGCGATTCTGAAGCCTGATTCATTTTACAGCCGACCACACAAAATCCTTTTCGAAGAAATAACCAGAATGCACCGGGAGCAAAAGCCAGTAGATGGCCTGACGCTTTTCGATGAACTGGAGCGTAAATCGTTAACGGTGTCAGTTGGCGGTTTTGCTTATATCGCTGATATCGCAAAGAACACACCAAGCGCAGCAAACATCGTTGCCTATGCAATGCAGGTTCGCGAAACCGCAATGGAACGCTACGCCATCAACCGCATGACTGAAGCGACGGAATTGCTCTATTCCCGCAACGGAATGACTGCAACGCAGAAGTACGAAGCTATTCAGGCGATTTTCACGCAACTGACAGACCATGCAAAAACCGGATCTCGTCGCGGCCTTCGCTCATTTGGCGAGGTCATGGAAGACTGGGTTAGCGACCTTGAGAAGCGATTTTACCCATCAGGCGAACAACGAGGAATGAGCACAGGGATCTCATCGCTGGACAGGATGCTGTCACCGAAAGGTCTGGTGAAAGGCTCTCTGTTCGTCATTGGCGCTCGACCTAAGATGGGGAAAACGACGCTATACAGCCAGATGGCAATCAACTGCGCAGTGCATGAGAAAAAGCCTGCCCTGATGTTCAGCCTTGAAATGCCAGGTGACCAGATACTGGAAAAACTGGTAGGGCAGAAGTCAGGTGTTAACCCGAATATTTTTACCTTCCGGCGACAAATGACGCTGATGACGGCTATCAGGGTGATTACGATGGTGACTTCAACAGGGCGATCGAAACAGCCAATCGCTTGAGTGAAATCGACCTGCTTTACATCGACGACACGCCGGGATTATCTCTGGCTCAAATCGTCAGCGAAAGCCGTCGAATCAAGCGAGAAAAAGGATGTGTTGGCATGATTCTGGTCGATTACCTGACACTAATGACCGCTGAAAAGGCCGATCGTAACGACCTTGCTTACGGCATGATTACTAAGGGACTGAAGAACCTTGCCAAAGATCTTGATTGCGTTGTTGTGCTTCTGACGCAGCTTAACCGCGCACTGGAAAGCCGAACCAATAAACGCCCATTACCAAGTGACTCACGAGATACAGGGCAGATTGAACAGGATTGCGATTATTGGGTGGGGATCCATCGTGAAGGTGCTTTTGATGACAGTGTTCCACCTGGTGAAACCGAACTAATCCTTCGCCTCAATCGTCATGGCAATACCGGCACGGTGTATTGCATTCAGGCAAATGGCGCTATTTATGACACAGACCAACAGTCTGCTGAAATGCGCCGCCGTGAACGCGAGGAACCGCAGTCCAAGAAGAAAGGAGGATTCTGATGACCATCTACATCACTGAGCTAATAAAAGGCCTGCTGGTAATCGCAGGCCTTTTTATTTGGGGGAGAGGGAAGCATGGTTAATTGGATGCTCGCCGCCATCAAATGCATTGGCGTTGGATGGATTCTTCTGACGTTTTTTATTGTTCTGCGTAGCTACATTAGCCTTGTTAATGGCGGTAAAGACCCATTCTCTACGTTGTTTGGTGCTGCGTTTGTCTGGGTACTTATCGGAATTGTACCTGTAGCGATAGCAAAAATGGCGTGGCGTTTTATCAACTAAAAGTGAGAGTAATGATGAAAATATCCGAGATTAACTATTCAGTGATTTTTGAAGCGCTTAAAGCGTATTACGAAGTGGAAGAAGATGACTCAGTATGGGAAATATTTAATCAGGCAGATGACCAGATTGAAGAAATCGCTAATGCACTGAAAGTGTTAGGCGAGTGATGGAGAGGAATATGGACGAATCAAGAAAGCAGTTTTTGGAATGGTGGAGACACCCTGAGCAAGAAGAGCTTCGGAAAAGTTGCGCTGAGGGATGGGGAGAGAAAATATGGTCTGCTTCACGTTCTGCTATTGCGATTGAGTTGCCAGCAAAAAATGATATTTCCAGCGATGACTACTCCATTCCTGACCTGGTTGATTGGGATGATGGAAGAAACGCTGGTATTCAGGAATGCGCAGAAGCCATCCGCGCCGCTGGAATCAAAGTGAAGGAGTGAGTATGAGCGAGATAAAGCCGTGTCCATTTTGTGGATGCAAGGCCGATTGGGTTAATCAGCAATTCAAAGAATTTAACTTCGGCGGTCATCAAATCGCCTGCATTAACCCGGCTTGCCAGGCAAGTGGGCGATATTCAGGTCAGCAAGAGAAAGCACTTAAAGCATGGAACCAGAGGGTAAACCATGAAGCAAACATACCAGCTTCGCAACGAAGCGATCAGAAATAACGCCATAGACGCCATTCTCTCACTACCCATCGACGACAAGTCACCCCACGAAGTCCACGTCAAAGAACCTAAGCGAACCAAAGCGCAGAACGACCGTATGTGGCCGATGCTTCAGGACGTCTCCCGTCAGGTGCTATGGCATGGTCAACGGCTGTCTCCGGAAGACTGGAAAGACGTCTTCACCGCGCTGTGGCTCAAGACTAAAAAGCTGAAGCAAAGAAGCGTACCCGGCATCGACGGCGGCGTTGTTCTTCTTGGGGTACGTACCAGCAAGATGAGGAAGGCAAGCATGACAGAGCTTATCGAAATTATGTTCTGGTTCGGCTCAGAACGTAACGTGCGATGGAGTGATGATTCCCGGCGAGAGTACGAGTGGTCAAAACGAACAGGGAGAGTTGCATGAAACACTGCTACCGCTGCGGAGAAAGCAAAGACGATTACCGATTCCGGCCCGATCAACCGTACTGGTGCAGATGGTGCATCCGGTGCGAGCGGTCGCCAGTAGGTAATTTCCCGCTGCCAGAGACGAAGGAGGACGTATGGCACGACAGCGACGAAGTATCACCGACATAATCTGCGAAAACTGCAAATACCTTCCAACGAAACGCTCCAGAAATAAACCCAAGCCAACCCCAAAAGAATCTGACGTAAAAACCTTCAATTACACGGCTCACCTGTGGGATATCCGGTGGCTAAGACATCGTGCGAGGAAATGACGATGACTGCGTATTACAACGAAATAGATCCGTATGCAGCGCAATGGCTGCGTAACTTAATTGACGCCGGAGAAATTGCCCCCGGTTATGTAGATGAAAGGAGTATTGAAGATGTCACACCAGGTGATTTGCGAGGATTTACCCAGCACCACTTTTTTGCAGGAATCGGAGTTTGGAGCTATGCACTTAGAAAAGCAGGATGGCCAGACAACAAGAGTATCTGGACAGGAAGTTGCCCATGCCAACCTTTCAGCTCGGCAGGCAAAGGAAAAGGGGTTGATGACGAGCGGCACTTATGGCCGGCATTCTTCTGGCTTATTGAAAAATGCAATCCTGGCATCGTTATTGGCGAACAGGTTGCAAGCGCAGACGGCCTCGCTTGGCTCGACCTTGTACAAACTGACTTGGAAGGTGCGAACTACACCTCTGCAGGTACCGATATTTGCGCTGCGGGCTTCGGTTCTCCGCACATCAGGCAGCGATTGTATTGGGTGGCCTACTCCAACGACAAATATCAACTTTCAGCCAGAGACACGCAGGGGAATTCAGAACCTATCTGGATGCGTGAGACTAGCTGGATGGCAAACTCCTTTAGCGAACGATGCAACAGGTTCAACGCATTGCTACAGCGGAAAAGACAAGAGCGGAACCCAAAGAATCTGCTTGAAACTTCCCGGGACGGTGAAACTATGTACCCATTACCGGTTAACGGCTTCTGGAGAGATGCGGACTGGCTTTACTGTAGAGATGAAAAATATCGTCCAGTTAGACCCGGCTCATTCCCGATGGTTAATGGCATTGCCAAAAGCTTGGGACGAGGCAAGTCCACACTGGGAAGAATGGCAAAGCGCAATCAAGATCAGCGAATTATTGGATATGGAAACGCAATCAATGCAGAAGTAGCAACAGCATTCGTGAAAATTTGTACGGAGGTTGTTAATGCTTAGCCCATCCCAATCCCTTCAATACCAGAAAGAAAGCGTCGAGAGAGCTTTAACGTGCGCTAACTGCGGTCAGAAGCTGCATGTGCTGGAAGTTCATGTGTGTGAAGCGAGCTGCTCAGAACTGATGAGCGATCCGAATGGAGATATGACGGAGGAAGATGATGAGCGATGTATCAAATAGTGCCGAGTATTTGTATTTCGTGCTCGTTCCTGTGGCTGAAGTGTTCCGCGCAGAACTTCCTGATGGTAAGCGCTCATTTATGGCTATTAAAAACTCCAAGAGTTGCCGTGTGAAATTTGGCAATAAGCAAATTGAGAAGAACTGGCAAAGCTTCTGCAAAAGTCATGAACTTAAAAACGATACTGAGCTGGAGTATTAAATGGCTAAAGCTCCAAGGCGTAAATGCAAAATCTGCAATGAATGGTTCCACCCGGTATTCTCGAATCAATGGTGGTGCAGCCCGGAACACGGAGCACAATTAGCACTCGAACGACGAAGCAAAGAGCGCGAAAAAGCAGAAAAAGCAGCAGAGAAGAAACGACGACGAGAGGAGCAAAAACAGAAAGATAAACTGAAGATTCGAAAGCTCGCCTTAAAACCCCGCAGTTACTGGATTAAACAAGCCCAACAAGCCGTAAACGCCTACATCAGAGAAAGAGACAGAGACTTACCATGTATCTCGTGCGGAACGCTCACGTCTGCTCAGTGGGATGCCGGACATTACCGGACAACTGCTGCGGCACCTCAACTCCGATTTGATGAACGCAATATTCACAAGCAATGCGTGGTGTGCAACCAGCATAAAAGCGGAAATCTCGTTCCGTATCGCGTCGAGCTTATTAACCGTATCGGTCAGGCCGCGGTAGACGAAATCGAATCAAACCATAACCGCCATCGCTGGACTGTCGAAGAGTGCAAGGCGATCAAGGCGGAGTATCAGCAGAAACTTAAAGACCTGTGTGAAAGCAGAAGTGAGGCAGCATGACTCCATCTATCAAAACCATCCCAGAGTTACTCATTGAGACATACGGAAACCAGACAGAAGTCGCTCGGCGCTTATCGTGCCATCGCAACACAGTCAGGCGTTATCTGTACGACAAAGAAGCCAGGTATCACGCCATCGTTAACGGCGTTTTAATGATTCATCAGGGCGGGAGAGATATTTATGACCGTAACCAGCATTAACCAGGCGAAACAGCAGCGTGAACGTGACGAAGCTGAATTGCGCAGCGTCAGAGAGATGACGGAGCAACACCAGAAGGCGATGGATTATCTGCATGAGCGAGAGCGCGAACTGGTGAACCGGCTTGGATTGAACAAGCCGGCGGGAGGCGATGCTGCATGAGTATACGAGAATTGAACCTCACTAAAGAGCAGCATGACTGGCTTAATGGGTGGCTTGAGCTATGGGGAGCATGGGTTTATTCAGGAAGATTCGAAAAACGCATGAGCAGCGTTATAGCGCAGTTCATGGAGAGCGTAGAGCCGGGGAGAGTTATGACAAGACCAATGTGCAATGATGATGATGGAATGTTGATTTCTCAGGTCGTCGATTCCGTCATGTACATTGACAAGAAAGCCTTTGGCATCCTCCTCAGCTACTACGCTCATGGTTCATCCAAGCGAGCAATTGCATCCTACTATCACGCGACTGCAAAGCCACGCAAGATGTGTGGACGTGGTGGCGAGGGATGGAGAAAACCTTCACTGGCAACCTGTAGAAATGAAATTGACGACATCCTGAAAGCGTCATTATTTGTTTTATACCAGCCAATGCAAAAAGCTTTCAAAATGCGTAAACGTGTTGAGAAAGTTAAGCATGTTGCTGTTAAAAGCCTTGACATGCAATTATCCATTTAGCCATAATTAGAAGGTAAGCTGCCGTTAGTGACTCTTAAGTTGCAACGGTGGCTTTTTTATTTGGGTCAGTCGTATAAAGGTCATTACGGAAGGCTGTTAACCTTCTTATCGTGGTTCGAGTCCACGCTGTCCCGCCAAACATGCTGGTTTAGCTCCAATGGTAGAGCAGTCGCCTTGTAAGCGAATGGGTAGCGGTTCAAGTCCGTTAACCAGCACCATAACTGAGCCGTAGCCACTGGCTATCCTGAACTAATCAGTGATAGTTATGCTGCGGCCTTCTACACATGACCTTCGTGAAAGCGGGTGGCAAGAGGTTGCGATAACAACCTCCTGCCGTTTTGCCCGTGCATATCGGTCACGAACAAATCTGATTACTAAACACAGTAGCCTGGATTTGTTCTATCAGTAATCGACCTTATTCCTAATTCAATAGAGCAAATCCCCTCAATAAAGGGGGTAGAGCATGTACCGTATGGACAAAATCAGAGAATGGTTCAGTTACAGCTTCGGAGGACTGACTGCGATGGGTGGCATTCTCTCCCTGAATGACTGGGCTGTAATCATTGGTATTCTTTGTACTGTCGGCACATTTGGCATCAACTGGTACTACAAACGCAAAGAGCGTGAGGACAGATTGAATGGCAATGTCACCGGCACTACGAAATAGCGTAATAGCGGCGATAAGTGGCGGGGCTATTGCCATAGCATCTGTGTTAATCACTGGCCCCGGTGGTAACGATGGTCTGGAGGGTGTCAGATACAAACCATATAAGGACGTAGTTGGTGTGTTGACTGTGTGTTATGGCAACACCGGAAATGACATCATGCCTGGTAAAACGTATACCGAAGCAGAATGTAAAACCCTCCTGAATAAAGAGCTTGCCACTGTCGCCAGGCAAATTAACCCGTACATCAAAGTCGATATACCGGAAACAACGCGCGGCGCTCTTTACTCGTTCGTTTACAATGTTGGCGCAGGAAACTTCAGAACATCGACACTTCTTCGCAAAATAAATCAGGGTGACATCAAAGGCGCATGTGATCAGCTACGTCGCTGGACATACGCTGGCGGTAAACAATGGAAAGGCCTGATGACTCGTCGTGAGATTGAGCGAGAAGTCTGTTTGTGGGGTCAGCAATGAGGATCCACTACAAGATAATTATCTTCGCGTTCGCACTGAGCGTACTGGGCGGCATCGTCTGGTCAGCCAGCCATTACCACGATAAGTACCAGGCGGAACGGCTACGCGCAGATGCTGCCGAGCAGAACGCCAACGCCGCCGAGGCGATCACCGCCAACGTCATTCAGTTCGTGAACATCATCAATGCCATTTCAGAGGCCAACCAGGATGCAAAGAACCAGATCACACTGGAATCACAGGGAGCCCAGGCAGATATCAAAGTGGCTATTGCGAATGATGACTGCGCTCATCGGCCTGTGCCTCCTGCTGCTGCTGACCGGCTGCGGCAATTCGCGGATAGTTTACGTACCGGTTCCGGTAGCGCCTCTACCGGCAAACCTGACAGCTGAGACGCAACAGCCAGCCATTCCCGAACCGCTGACCTATGGGGCCAGTCTGGATCTGAATGTCAGCCTGCTATCGGCGCTGGGTCAGTGCAACATCGATAAGGCTAGTATCAAGAAGATTGAAGAGTCTCGGACCTCTCTGTAGAAGACTATTTTGCTGCCATGAAGAAGTTTTATATCTTTGGTCAATACATCGAGCAGATCAGATAATTTTTATGTGATTGATGCTATATTGATCCCCTTTTTAAATATGGGATTTACGGATATGTCTGTCAGTCAAGATATTTATAAGTCTACACTTAGAGTTGAAAGTGATACTCCAGAGGGAACCTCGGTAGGAACTGCTTTCTGGTTTTGCTTTGTTATGGAAGGTGGTGGAAAGATTGTTCCACTCTTGGTAACTAATAAGCATGTCGTTAACGGGGCAACAGAAGTTAGACTACATCTAAACATTACCGACAGCGCAAATCCTGAAATAAAATTTTATAACCTAACAATTCCAGAGGGGGCAAATGCGTTCATTATGCACCCTGATGATAATGTTGATATATGCATATTGCCTATCGCTGGATTGCTGAATGAGATGGAGAAAAGTGGCATTCGCCCAGAACTCTTCTTTTTCTCAGATCGTCAGATGCGTGGTAACAATTACATTACTCCTGTCGAAGACGTTTACATGACAGGGTATCTGTCAACGACGGGTAAAAAGTGATCCACTTACATCTCCACCGACGGTCTAATATTGATCCACCGTTTTACTCAGGATTAGCTTCCGCTATAACCCCAGCCTTTCGTTTCTGTTTCAGTCGATAGCTCTCTCCTTTTATTTGAACAACGTGTGAGTGGTGTAAGATCCGGTCCAGCATCGCGGATGTTAGCGCCGCATCACCGGCGAACGTCTGATCCCACTGCCCGAACGGCAGGTTGGAGGTCAGGATCATCGCGCTCTTTTCATAACGTTTGGCGATGACCTGGAAGAACAGCTTTGCCTCTTCCTGACTGAACGGTAGATAGCCTATTTCATCGATGATGAGCAGCTTCGGCGCCATTACGCCACGGTGAAGTGTTGTTTTATAGCGCCCCTGGCGTTGCGCGGTGGACAACTGAAGTAACAGATCCGCCGCCGTTGTGAAGCGCACCTTGATACCCGCACGTACCGCTTCATAGCCCATTGCTATTGCCAGATGCGTTTTTCCCACCCCGGATGGCCCCAGCAACACGATGTTCTCGTTGCGCTCTATGAAGCTCAGTGAACGCAGCGACTGGATTTGCTTCTGCGGGGCTCCTGTGGCGAAGGTGAAGTCATACTCCTCGAACGTTTTCACCGCCGGGAAGGCCGCCATCCGGGTATACATCGCCTGTTTACGCTGATGGCGGGCCAGTTTCTCCTCATGAAGCAGATGCTCCAGGAAGTCCATATAGCTCCATTCCTGATCCACAGCCTGTTGCGACAGCGCCGGCGCTGCGCTGATAAGACTGTCCAGTTGCAGTTGTTCGGCGAGAACCATTAACCGTTGATGTTGAAGTTCAACCATTATGCGGCTCCTCTGCAGAACGTGTCATAGATGGACAGCGGATGATGCAGTGGCTGCCTGTCGAAGGTCACCAGGCTTTCGTCTACCTGTACGTGATATTGTTTTTTCTCTGGCGGCAGAGCCAGCATGGACTGCTGTTCTTCGATCCAACGATCGCAGGGACGGGTCTGGATAGTTTCATGCTTCCGCTGGTTAGCGATATCGTGCAGCCAGCGCAGGCCGTAGCGGTTGGCTGTTTCAACATCGACGGTTATCCCCAACGGACGCAGGCGAGTCATTAGTGGGATGTAGAAGCTGTTGCGGGTGTACTGCACCATCCGTTCCACTTTGCCTTTAGTCTGTGCCCTGAAGGGGCGACACAGCCGCGGAGAGAAGCCCATCTCTTTGCCGAACTGCCAGAGGGATGGATGGAACCGGTGCTGACCGGTCTGGTAAGCATCACGCTGCAGCACTACTGTTTTCATATTGTCGTACAGGACTTCACGCGGTACGCCACCGAAGAAGCTGAACGCATTACGGTGACAGGCTTCCAGCGTGTCATAGCGCATGTTATCAGTGAACTCGATGTACAGCATTCGACTGTATCCCAGAACGGCAACGAACACATGAAGCGGTGATTTACCGTTACGCATAGTGCCCCAGTCAACCTGCATCTGCCGTCCAGGCTCAGTTTCAAAGCGAACAACAGGCTCCTGCTCCTGAGGGGTGGCGAGTGAACGTATGAACTCTCTCAGGATGGTCATGCCACCACGATAGCCCTGCTCCATGATCTCGCGGGCGATAACCGTCGCCGGGATTTTATAAGGGTGAGCATCAGCGATTCGCTGGCGAACATAGTCCCGGTATTCATCCAGAAGTGAAGCGACGGCAGGACGTGGCGTGTATTTCGGCGGCTCAGACTGTGCCCGCAAATAACGCTTTACGGTGTTACGGGAGATACCCAGTTCCCTGGCGATCGCCCGACTGCTCATACCCTGCTTGTGCAGGATTTTAATTTCCATAACTGTCTCAAAAGTGACCATAAGCTCTCCCGAATCAGGAGAGCAGATTAACCCCTGGATCTGATTTCAGGCGTCGGATATGGATCACTTTCGCACCGTTAGTGACAGTATCCAAATGGATTATGGGATTCTGTAAACAATAGGCCTGTTACCAGGAAAGGCATCACAGCATCATCACCTATGGAAAACTGGAAGGGTAAGCCTGAATTCCTCATTGATATGGCTTGCTTCGGTGGTTCTAGCGGTTCTCCTGTTTATATAATGAACCAAGGCTCATATGCTACTAATGATGGTATTGCTATGGGGGAGAGATTAATTTTCCTTGGGTTGCTGTATGCAGGGCCGGTAACGAATGTTAGTGGGAATATTGAAATTATTGACGTACCAACAGTCGCCACACCAGTTGTGCGTTCGGAAATTACAATGAATCTCGGATTGGTTATTAAAGCAGAGAAGCTAAATGACTTTAAGCCTCTCTTGGGGCTTTAACACAAGCCGCCTCCGGGCGGTTTTTTTATTGCTATTACAAAAGCCATTCCATGCCGAGTGACTTTGATAATGGCTTATACCCTACACGGGATAACTTAACTGATATCCCTTTTAACGGATAAACGGAGCCAACAATGGCAGAGATTATTCCCATGACTGAAGAACAGAAATTCCAGTTAGAGATTTACAAACTGGTCATGAACCAGAACGCAGCAGCAGAGGAAGCATTTCAATTCATTGGCACTGACGAGCTGAAGCTTGAGCTATTCAAAATTCACTTCCAGTCAGGCGGCGCTAATTCAGATATCACGACTCGCACTATCGAAGCGGTGCGTAAATCGAAGGAAGCGTTAGACCTGTTCACTACCGGAGCATAACGAATGGCAAAGACGAAGTGGCCTAAACTTCCCCGGTTCTTCGTGCCATTGTTCCATAGCGCCAATGTCTACCTGTGTCGTTCAAAGGAAGAGTGGGATCAGGCTTGTATTCATCTGGGAGTTGATAGCGGCGTGAATGAGATGCTGGCGGGGGCAACACAGTCATATTGCAATACCGAAACAGGCGAGAACCTTTACCTGCTTGGGGTATTCAATGGAGATGCTGCCACACTGGTTCATGAATGTGCTCACGTCGCATTCTATGTCTGCCGAGATGTTGGTGTAACCACTTATCCTGGTGACGCAAACGAAACCTACTGCTACATGCTTGACAGAATGTTCAGTCACTTCCTGCCGTTCTTTCATGAACCAGAAAAAGAAGGAGCCAAGTAATGGCAAACCCAAATTTCACGCCATCATGGCCTCTCTACAAAGATGCTGACGGTGCATATGTGTCTGCGCTTCCGATTAAAGCTATCAAATACGCTAGTGACGGAAGTGCAAACGCAGAATTCGACGGTCCGTATACTGACCAGTACATGTCAGCGCAAACAGTAGCCGTATTCAAGCCGGAGGTCGGTGGATATCTGTTCCGAAGCCAGTACGGCGAGCTCCTCTATATGAGCAAGACAGCATTTGAAGCTAAGTACACTTCCGCAAGCGGTTCAGTAACGAATGCAGAGACAGCGGATAAGTTATCTACTGCTCGCACTATCACACTAACCGGCGCTGTCACAGGTTCAACTTCATTCGATGGTTCTGCTAACGTGACTATCGCAACTACCCAAGGAAGTTAACAAGGAAATGATATGGCGGCTGAAGATAAGAAAATTGGTCGCCCATCGGCTTACAAACCAGAGTATGCCGAGCAGGCGAGAAAACTTTGTCTGTTAGGGCATACAGATGCGGAACTGGCTTCTTTCTTTGATGTTAGCGAGCAAACAATCAATGCGTGGAAGCACGCGCATCCTGATTTTCTTGAGTCCATAAAAAAGGGTAAGGCTGTTGCGGACAGTGAAGTCGCCGCAAAGTTATTCCACCGCGCCACCGGGTACGAACACCCAGAAGATGATATTCGCGCTGTCGATGGTTCGATCGTCATAACTCCTACTGTGAAACATTATCCACCCGATACGACTGCCGCCATTTTCTGGCTTAAGAACAGGCAGCGAGATAAATGGCGTGACAAACAGGAAGTAGAACATACCGGAGAGGTTGGCCTGATTCAGCGCATTCAGGAGGCCCGCAAACGCGCAAGGGGTGAGTAATGTCATCAGAATTTGAGGCAATGCTTGCCGACGATATGGGGCGATTCTTCTATGACCCGCTCGGATTTGTGATGTATGCATTTGAGTGGGGAGTTGGAGAGCTTGATGGCTTCGACGGTCCAGATGAGTGGCAGAAAGAATTCCTCACTGATTGGGGTGAGGCGATTAGCACTAACAACTTTGATGGTGTAAAGCCAGTAGAAGCATACCGCTGCGCAACAAGCTCAGGTCACGGCATCGGGAAAAGTGCACTCACTGCATGGGTAATTCTCTACATCATGAGCACCCGCCCGTTCTGCAAGGGCGTTGTAACAGCCAACACCTCAGAGCAGCTTCGAACCAAAACATGGGGCGAGCTTGGTAAATGGAAGAAGCGTTGTATCACCGGGCACTGGTTCGAATACAACAACGGCAAAGGCAACATGAACATCTACCATGTAGACCACATGGAGTCATGGCGTTGTGACGGCCAGACCTGTCGCGAGGAAAACAGCGAATCATTTGCTGGCCTCCACGCTGCAAACTCAAGCCCGTTCTATATCTTCGATGAAGCCTCGGCGGTGCCTGACAAGATTTGGGAGGTGGCTGAGGGCGGCCTGACAGACGGAGAGCCTTTCTGGTTCGCGTTCGGCAACCCGACACGTAACACCGGGCGCTTCCGTGAATGTTTCCGTAAATTCAAGCATCGCTGGAGACGCAAGCAAATTGATAGTCGTCTGGCGAAGATGACGAACAAAGAGCTCATTGAAGAATGGCGAAACGATTACGGTGAGGATAGCGACTTCTTTAAAGTACGCGTTCGTGGCCTCTTCCCGTCTGCGTCTGACCTGCAATTTATTCCCCAAAGCTATGCTGATGCCGGTATGTCAAGAAAGCTGGAGCACAGTCAATATGGATTCGCTCCAAAGATTATCGGCGTTGACCCGGCATACTCCGGCAGTGATGAGGCGTGTATCTATCTGCGGCAGGGGCTTTATTCAAGGCTTTTAGGTTTTTACCCAAAAACAGATGACGATGTGAAGTTTGCGCAGGTAGTAGCTGCTATCGAAGATGAACATAAAGCTGACGCGGTATTCATCGATTTCGGTTACGGAACTGGCATTCATTCTGTTGGTAAGTCGTGGGGCAGAAAGTGGCAACTCGTGAGCTTCGCGGGAGAATCGAAAGACCCGGCAATGCTCAATAAGCGCGGCGAGATGTGGAACGCAATGAAATCCTGGCTGAATGAAGGCGGAAGCATTGATGACCAGCAGACCGCTGATGAGATTGTCGCCCCTGAATACAAAGTGAAGCTAGACGGTAAGATTGTTCTGGAGTCCAAAGACGATATGAAACGTCGTGGCGTTCCGTCACCCAACCGGGCCGATGCGCTGGCGCTGACATTTGCATTCCCGGTAGTCAAAAACAAACCTTCAAAAGCAATCCCCGCACCGATTAGACCAGTACGCAGAGGACGATAATGGCCGACAATAAAAACAGGCTGGAGAGCATCCTGTCGCGCTTTGATGCGGACTGGACAGCCAGCGATGAAGCCAGAAGGGAGGCCAAGAATGATCTCTTCTTCTCCCGTGTATCTCAGTGGGATGACTGGCTATCACAATACACAACCCTGCAGTATCGCGGGCAGTTCGATGTAGTTCGTCCTGTGGTGCGCAAGCTCGTTTCTGAGATGCGTCAGAACCCTATTGATGTTCTGTATCGACCCAAGGACGGAGCAAGCCCTGACGCTGCTGATGTGCTGATGGGCATGTATCGCACAGACATGCGACACAATACGGCAAAAATCGCGGTCAACGTAGCTGTTCGTGAGCAGATTGAATCTGGTGTAGGTGCGTGGCGTCTGGTCACTGACTACGAAGACCAAAGCCCGACGAGTAACAATCAGGTTATTCGTCGAGAGCCTATCCATAGTGCCTGTTCCCATGTTATATGGGACAGCAACAGCAAGCTGATGGATAAGTCTGACGCCCGTCACTGCACAGTTATCCACTCAATGAGCCAGAATGGTTGGGAGGATTTCGCAGAAAAATACGACCTCGATGCTGATGATATTCCATCATTCCAGAACCCAAACGATTGGGTATTTCCATGGCTGACGCAGGACACAATTCAGATCGCTGAGTTTTACGAAGTGGTCGAGAAGAAAGAGACGGCGTTTATCTACCAAGACCCGGTTACGGGTGAGCCGGTAAGCTACTTTAAGCGCGATATTAAAGACGTCATCGACGACCTGGCTGATAGTGGATTTATCAAAATTGCAGAGCGCCAGATTAAGCGTCGCCGGGTATACAAATCGATTATCACCTGCACCGCAGTACTGAAAGACAAGCAACTCATTGCTGGCGAACATATCCCCATTGTTCCGGTATTCGGAGAGTGGGGCTTCGTTGAAGATAAAGAAGTGTATGAGGGTGTCGTCCGCCTGACAAAAGACGGTCAGCGTCTGCGCAACATGATTATGTCCTTCAACGCCGATATCGTGGCCCGTACTCCGAAGAAGAAGCCGTTCTTCTGGCCTGAGCAGATTGCAGGCTTTGAGCATATGTACGACGGTAACGACGATTACCCGTACTACCTGCTCAATCGCACTGATGAAAACAGCGGAGAAATGCCAACTCAGCCGCTGGCATATTACGAAAATCCGGAAGTTCCACAGGCCAATGCCTATATGCTGGAAGCTGCAACCAGTGCAGTAAAAGAGGTTGCAACGCTAGGTGTTGATGCAGAGGCGGTAAACGGTGGACAGGTAGCCTACGACACTGTTAACCAGCTAAACATGCGTGCTGACCTTGAGACATACGTGTTTCAGGATAATCTGGCTACCGCTATGCGCCGTGACGGTGAGATTTACCAGTCGATAGTTAATGACATCTACGATGTTCCTCGCAACGTGACAATCACCCTTGAGGATGGCAGCGAAAAAGATGTTCAGCTAATGGCTGAGGTTGTTGACCTTGCCACTGGTGAACGGCAGGTGCTGAACGATATCAGGGGACGCTATGAGTGCTACACGGATGTTGGGCCATCATTCCAGTCCATGAAGCAGCAAAACCGTGCAGAAATTCTTGAGTTGCTCGGCAAGACGCCACAGGGAACGCCAGAATATCAACTGCTGTTGCTTCAGTACTTCACCCTGCTTGATGGTAAAGGTGTTGAGATGATGCGTGACTATGCCAATAAGCAGCTTATTCAGATGGGCGTTAAGAAGCCGGAAACACCTGAAGAGCAGCAATGGTTTGTCGAAGCGCAGCAGGCCAAACAAGGACAGCAAGACCCGGCAATGGTTCAGGCGCAGGGTGTGCTGTTGCAAGGTCAGGCTGAACTGGCTAAAGCGCAGAATCAGACGCTATCTCTTCAAATCGACGCGGCTAAAGTCGAAGCTCAAAACCAACTTAACGCTGCGAAAATCGCAGAAATATTCAACAACATGGATCTCAATAAACAGTCCGAGTTTAGAGAGTTCCTCAAAACCGTTGCTTCATTCCAGCAGGACCGCAGCGAAGACGCTCGCGCAAATGCTGAGTTACTCCTTAAAGGCAATGAACAGACGCACAAGCAGCGAATGGACATTGCCAATATCCTGCAATCGCAGAGACAAAATCAACCTTCCGGCAGTGTAGCCGAGACACCTCAATAAGAGAGAGTTAATCATGGAACCAACCACCGAAATTCAGGCAACTGAAGACTTAACCCTGTCCGGCGATTATGCAGCGGCATCTGCTGATAGCTTAGTTGTCGATAATGCCAACGACAATGCAGGTCAGGAAGAGGGCTTTGTGATTGTCCTGAAGGACGATGAGACAGCACCAAAACAAGACCCGGCAAAGAACGCAGAATTCGCCCGCCGCCGCATCGAGCGCAAACGACAGCGCGAGCTTGAGCAGCAGATGGAAGCAGTTAAACGCGGAGAATTGCCGGAGAGTTTACGGGTAAACCCTGACCTTCCACCTCAGCCGGATATTAATGCCTATCTGTCAGAAGAAGGCCTGGCCAAATATGACTATGACAACAGCCGTGCGCTTGCTGCTTTCAATGCTGCTAATACCGAATGGCTAATGAAAGCGCAGGACGCCCGCAGCAATGCCGTAGCAGAACAGGGCCGCAAGACTCAGGAGTTTACCCAGCAATCAGCGCAATACGTCGAAGCTGCCCGCAAACACTATGACGCGGCGGAAAAGCTCAATATCCCTGACTATCAGGAGAAAGAAGACGCATTTATGCAACTGGTTCCGCCTGCGGTTGGGGCCGACATTATGCGCCTGTTCCCGGAGAAGTCCGCCGCGCTCATGTATCACCTGGGTGCAAACCCGGAGAAAGCCCGCCAGTTACTGGCGATGGATGGGCAGTCCGCGCTGATTGAACTAACTCGACTATCCGAACGCTTAACTCTCAAGCCTCGCGGTAAACAAATCTCTTCCGCTCCCCCTGCTGACCAGCCGATTACCGGTGATGTCAGCGCAGCAAATAAAGATGCCATTCGTAAACAGATGGATGCAGCTGCGAGCAAGGGCGATGTGGAAACCTACCGCAAGCTAAAGGCAAAACTTAAAGGAATCCGATAATGGCTTTGAACGAAGGTCAAATTGTTACACTGGCGGTGGATGAGATTATTGACACCATCTCCGCAATCACTCCAATGGCGCAGAAAGCCAAGAAATACACCCCGCCTGCTTCTTCTATGCAGCGCTCCAGCAATACCATCTGGATGCCTGTAGAGCAGGAGTCCCCCACTCAGGAGGGTTGGGATTTAACTGATAAAGCGACAGGGTTACTGGAGCTTAACGTCGCGGTAAACATGGGAGAGCCGGATAACGACTTCTTCCAGTTACGCGCAGATGACTTGCGAGACGAGACTGCGTATCGTCACCGCATCCAGTCCGCCGCTCGCAAGCTGGCGAATAACGTTGAGCTGAAAGTCGCAAACATGGCCGCCGAGATGGGGTCATTGGTTATCACTTCGCCGGATGCTATCGGCACTAATACCGCAGACGCATGGAACTTTGTGGCCGATGCAGAAGAACTGATGTTCTCCCGCGAACTTAACCGCGACATGGGGACATCGTACTTCTTCAACCCGCAGGACTACAAAAAGGCGGGTTATGACCTGACTAAGCGCGATATCTTTGGGCGCATTCCTGAAGAAGCGTACCGCGATGGCACTATCCAGCGTCAGGTTGCTGGCTTCGATGATGTTCTGCGCTCTCCGAAACTTCCTGTGCTGACCAAATCTACTGCAACTGGCATCACTGTATCCGGTGCGCAGTCCTTCAAGCCTGTCGCATGGCAACTGGATAACGATGGCAACAAAGTTAACGTTGATAACCGTTTTGCTACCGTCACCCTGTCTGCAACTACCGGCCTGAAACGCGGCGACAAAATTTCGTTTACTGGCGTGAAGTTCCTTGGTCAGATGGCTAAGAACGTACTGGCGCAGGACGCGACTTTCTCCGTAGTTCGCATTGTTGATGGTACTCACGTTGAAATCACGCCGAAGCCTGTAGCACTGGATGATGTTTCTCTTTCTCCTGAGCAACGGGCATACGCCAACGTTAACACCTCGCTGGCTGATGCGATGGCGGTGAACATCCTGAACGTTAAAGATGCCCGTACCAACGTGTTCTGGGCTGATGACGCCATCCGTATTGTGTCTCAGCCGATTCCGGCCAACCATGAGCTGTTTGCAGGTATGAAAACTACCTCATTCAGCATCCCGGATGTCGGCCTTAACGGTATCTTCGCTACGCAGGGTGATATTTCCACCCTGTCCGGCCTGTGCCGTATTGCGCTGTGGTACGGCGTAAACGCGACACGACCGGAAGCAATCGGTGTTGGCCTGCCTGGTCAGACTGCGTAACTAACAGGGGCTTCGGCCCCTTTTTTATTTGAGGTGACATATGGGCGTAATGCTATATAAGCAGGGGCGTGGAACGAAGGTATGGGGCAAGGAAGTTCAGGCTAAAGTTGTCGACGACAGCGATGTAGAAGATCACCTTGCCGATGGTTGGGTTAGGCATCCAAATGAGGTGCCGGAGACTAATGACGAGCCAATCGGCGATTCAGGCGTGGTCAAGAAAGACATGGGTGAAGTATCTGATGGATACCACACCTTTAACGAACTATATGCACATCGAGTGCGCCTGTTTTCAACACTAATGAATGCCTTCCGCGAAAGCGCATGGTGGAGCTTTCAGCATCATGACGGCGAGCAATGGGATGGATGGGTGTTAGCTGGCATCGACACCCCAGAAGGCGCGGTAACATACCACCTCCCAGAGAGTGAAATTGAACATCTGCCTAAAGGCACGGAAATTGAGTTTGGCAAGGAATGGGACGGCCACACGGCAGATGATGTGTTGAATCGTCTGCTAAGCCTGCGACCGAAAGAACCGGCAACCAAAGAACGCAAAAAGCCAGGACCAAAGCCTAAGGCGGAAAGCGATGCAGATAAAGACTAAAGGCGATCTGGTCAGGGCGGCGCTGCGTAAGCTTGGTGTAGCATCAGATGCAACTCTCACTGATGTTGAGCCACAGTCTATGCAGGATGCCGTAGATGACCTTGAAGCGATGATGGCTGAGTGGTATCAGGACGGGAAAGGCATTGTTACCGGGTATGTATTCTCAGATGATGATAACCCGCCAGCCGAAGGTGACGACCACGGTCTTCGCTCAAGCGCAATCAGCGCAGTATTCCACAATCTGGCTTGCAGAATTGCTCCGGATTATGCGCTTGAGGCTACCGCCAAAATTATCGCAACCGCTAAATATGGGAAGGAGCTTCTCTATAAGCAGACCTCCATCGCCAGAGCAAAAAGAGCTCCTTACCCGTCACGCATGCCAACAGGCAGCGGTAATAGTTTCGCCAATCTGAACGAATGGCATTATTTCCCCGGAGAGCAGAATGCCGATTCAACAACTCCCCATAATGAAGGGAATGGGTAAAGACTTCAAGAATGCCGACTACATTGATTACCTACCAATCAATATGTTGGCCACACCGAAAGAAGTCCTCAACTCATCGGGTTATTTACGCTCATTCCCCGGCATAGCGAAGCGCAACGATGTAAATGGTGTATCGCGTGGTGTTGAATACAACACCGCTCAGAACGCTGTATATCGCGTTTTAGGCAGTAAGCTCTACAAAGGGGAAACCGTAGTAGGTGATGTTGCCGGAAGTGGTCGCGTATCAATGGCTCATGGTCGGACATCACAGGCGGTAGGCGTTAATGGTCAACTGGTAGAGTATCGCTATGATGGCACGGTTAAAACCGTCTCAAACTGGCCTACTGATAGCGGATTCACTCAGTATGAGTTAGGCTCGGTCCGCGACATTACGCGCTTACGTGGGCGTTATGCGTGGTCAAAAGACGGCACTGATTCATGGTTTATCACTGACCTTGAAGACGAATCGCATCCTGACCGCTACAGCGCACAATATCGGGCAGAATCACAGCCTGACGGCATCATCGGCATCGGAACATGGCGAGACTTCATCGTCTGCTTTGGCTCATCGACGATTGAATATTTCTCCCTGACTGGTGCAACCACAGTTGGTGCTGCTTTGTATGCCGCACAGCCATCGTTGATGGTACAGAAGGGCATTGCCGGAACATACTGCAAAACGCCGTTCGCTGATTCATACGCCTTTATCAGTCATCCGGCTACTGGCGCACCTTCCGTCTACATCATCGGGTCAGGGCAGGCTTCACCAATTGCGACGGCCAGTATTGAGAAAATTATCCGCTCATACACGGCTGATGAACTGGCAACCGGGGTGATGGAGGCGTTGAGGTTCGATTCGCATGAACTGCTGATTATCCATCTCCCGCGTCATGTGCTGGTTTACGATGCCTCATCAAGCCAGAACGGGCCGCAATGGTGCATACTGAAAACAGGTTTATACGACGATGTTTATCGTGCCATCGATTTCATGTACGAAGGAAACCAGATTACGTGTGGCGACAAGTCAGAAGCGGTGACAGGGCAGTTGCAATTCGACATTAGTAGTCAGTACGACAAGCAGCAAGAACACCTGTTGTTTACACCCATCTTCAAGGCTGATAACGCCAGATGCTTCGATCTGGAGGTTGAATCCTCGACAGGCGTTGCGCAGTACGCTGACCGCCTGTTCCTGTCTGCAACCACAGACGGAATCAATTACGGTCGCGAACAGATGATTGAGCAGAATGAGCCGTTCGTTTACGACAAACGCGTTTTGTGGAAGCGTGTCGGGCGAATCAGGAAAAATGTTGGCTTCAAATTGCGCGTTATCACGAAGTCACCTGTCACTCTGTCTGGCTGCCAGATAAGGATTGAGTAATGGCGGATTCGAATCTCAATGTGCCGGTATTCATCCAAGCTACGCGGCTCGATACATCAGTTCTTCCACGCAATATCTTCTCGCAGTCGTATCTGCTTTACGTTATCGCACAGGGCACTGATGTTGGTAACGTGGCTAACAAGGCCAACGAGGCCGGACAGGGCGCTTATGACGCACAAGTCAGGAACGATGAGCAGGATGTGATTCTCGCTGACCATGAGCAGCGAATTTCTGCTGCGGAAGCAACGCTTGTTAATCATGAGGAGCGAATCCGCCAGGCAGAATCAACTCTTCAGGACCATGAAACACGAATAGCTCAGAATGAAAGCGATATTTCGTCGCTTGACACAAGAGTTCAGTCGCTGGAGTCGCAGGTTTCAGGCCATGAAACGCGCATCGATGCTCTGGAGTATGCCACTACTCGCAAGAAGTCAGAGGTTGTTTACTCTGGCGTATCTGTAACCATCCCGACAGCGCCGACCAATCTTGTTAGCCTGCTGAAAACGCTCACGCCGTCATCCGGCACGTTGGCACCATTCTTCGACACTGTTAACAACAAGATGGTTGTGTTCAACGAGAACAAAACCTTGTTCTTCAAGCTGTCGATCGTCGGGACGTGGCCCAGCGGAACCGCCAACAGGTCAATGCAGCTAACCTTTTCCGGTTCTGTTCCTGACACACTGGTAAGCAGTCGCAACTCGGCGACAACAACAGATAACATCTTGTTAGCTACGTTCTTCAGCGTGGATAAAGACGGCTTTCTTGCCACAAATGGCAGTACGTTAACCATTCAGTCTAATGGTGCGGCGTTTACTGCCACAACCATCAAAATCATTGCGGAGCAGTGATGGAAATAAAGCTCATCGATAACCCGGTGAAGCTTGCAGAATTCCTTAACAACCCGGCAAACACGGGAAATATCGTAGACAGTGGAGATAAATACTACATCAAGCCTGATGCGGTATATCTCGGCATCTACGAAGGACTGATGCTGGCTGGCGTTCATGAAGTGCGTAACTTCTGGCATAGCGTTGTTGAATGCCATGCGGTGTACGACCCCGGATTCCGTGGCGAATATGCACTGCAAGGGCATCGATTATTCTGCAAATGGCTTCTCGAAAACTCACCATTCCTTAACAGCATCACTATGGTTCCTGACACCACGAAATACGGACGGGCAATTATCCGTTTGCTTGGCGCTACCCGTGTTGGTCACCTTGATGATGCTTATACCAGCAATGGAAAGCCTGTAGGCATCACGATTTATCAGTTACCGCGCTCAAAATACGAGGAGCTAACGAATGTTAATTTTCCAGATTGCCAATAAGCACCTCAGCAAAACTGTTTACTGCAAAGGTGGCAGTGATGGCGGTTCAAAAGCCCAGGCACGCGCAACTGAAAAGGGCATCGAACTGCAGCGTGAAATGTGGCAAACGAACATGCAGAACCTTGCACCGTTTACGCCACTCGCTCAGCAGTACGTATCAGAGTTGCAAAATCTTTCCTCTCTTCAGGGGCAAGGTCAGGCGCTTAACCAGTATTACAACTCCCAGCAGTATAAAGACCTTGCAGGGCAGGCGCGCTATCAGAGTCTGGCAGCAGCAGAGGCAACGGGTGGATTAGGCTCTACAGCAACAGGAAACCAGTTAGCAGCAATCGCACCTACACTCGGTCAAAACTGGCTGTCAGGTCAGATGAACAACTACAACAATCTGGCAAATATCGGCCTTGGTGCTCTTACAGGTCAGGCAAACGCCGGACAGAACTACGCTAACAATGTCAGCCAATTGTATCAACAGCAGGCGGCAGCATCTGCGGCTAATGCTAACCGACCATCAGGACTGCAATCAGCCTTGGGAGGTGCCATGAGCGGTGCGGCATCAGGGGCGATGATTGGCTCTGTGGTGCCAGGAATAGGTACGGCTGTTGGCGCTATTGGTGGCGGCATTATCGGTGGTCTTGGATCATTGTTTTAAGGTGGGAATATGGCTACTTGGCAACAAGGAATCAACTCAGGCGGTTTTCTTGCTGGTATCGGTGGGCAAAACTCAAATGCGCCAAAGGCAAGTGATGTAAGTGAGGCGTTGGCCTATATTCGCCAGAACAACGAAATGGAGCGTTCAGGTCGCAATAACATCGGCCTTCAGGCGTTGCAGGGACTTGGTAGTGTCGCTCAAACATATCAAGCCGCAAAGCAACAGGAAGCGGATGCTGCATTCCAAAAAGAATATGCGGCAGCCATCCAGTCCGGTGATCGACAGCAGGTTCGAGATCTGATGACCAAATATCCTGGTCAATTAGAGAAGATTCAGTCTGGTATGAAGTGGGCAGACGAAGACCAGCGCAATTCTATCGGCACCTTAGCTGCTGGCGCACGCCTTGCGTCATCGTCTCCAGAAGCAATGCAATCATGGCTGCAAAACAACGCCAAGGAACTGACTCGCGTCGGTGTTGACCCTAATAACGTTGCTCAGATGTATCAGCAGAATCCTTCAGGATTTGGTGAGTTTGTTGATCACCTTGGAATGGCTGCTCTTGGTCCGATTGATTACTTCAATGTTCAGGACAAGATGGCTGGTCGTGAGATTGATCGCGGAAAACTTGCAGAGACAATCCGCAGCAATCAGGCTGGCGAGGCGCTAACAGCACGAGGCCAGAACATCACGATGCGCGGTCAGGACTTATCTGCTTCTACTGCGCGACGCGGGCAGGATTTGGCAATGCAGCGAGCGTCAACAAGAGGAACCGCTGGGAATGATGAGCGTACAGTTCAGTTATCAGATGGCAGAACTGTAACGGTAGGCGGGAAACTTCACGGCGCTGGGGCTAATGCGTTCTACGAAGGCATCGACAACGAGGGGAATATGGTTCGCGTTCCTGCCAGTTCAATCGCAGCGCCTGCAACATCGTCTGCATCAGCACAAAACTATGCCATGAAGAAGGATATCGACGCGATCGCAAATGCAGACGCTTCTGCTCTCGATTTCATGACAGGAATGACAGGCGGTGCAGGTAATCCAGCAATTGGTGCTGATGTTCGCAGCCGATTAACAGGAAAAGAGCAGCGCCAGTTATATAACTCAGCACAACGTATTCAGGGCAGAATGCAGAATCAGGGTGTGGCGGCAGCAAGGGACATGGGTGCCAGTGGTATTAACACCGTTGCAGAAGCGAAGATGTATTTTCAGGGGATGCCGCAGGTTGACTACTCAAGCCCGGAGGCTATGCAGCAGTCTATTCGTGAGATTCAGGAATACACCAACAATTATAACAAGCAGTACAACGTTAATGTTGGTAAATCGCAGTATCAGCAATCTCAACCTGCATCCAACAGCAACTTTTCTTCACTATGGGGTGATTAATGGCTAAGGCATGGAAAGACGTTATTGCCTCTCAACAGTACCGGGCATTAGCACCAGAGCAGAAAGCACAGGCGCAGGAGCAATACTTCAATGAAGTAGTAGCACCGCAAGCCGGAAACGACGCAGAGAAGGCTAAACAGGCTTTCTATGCTGCTTATCCACCTCCAACGACTCAACAACCAGCACAACAACCACAGGAATTGGCGCAGCCACAGCAACAAGGTGGCTTCATGTCAGAACTTGGCAATGCGGCAGCAGAAACCGGGAGAGGGCTGCTACAGGCTGGCGTTAATCTGGCGAATATCCCGGCTTCAATGGCTGATGCGGTCGCTAGTGCCGGGGCATGGGCTGGTCAGAAGCTTGGCATTGGTGGCGGAACTTATCAGCCAGCACCCCGCGTCACGACCCAAGGACTTGAACAGGACTTTGGATTGCAACAAGGTGCGCTTACCCCTCAGACGACAGAAAGTAAAATCTTCTCTGAAGCGCTGCCATATTTGACTCCTGTTGGAGCTGAGAGAATTGCAGCGCAAGCACCATCAATTGCTGGTCGCGTTGCTCAGGGAGCATCTCGTTTGCTGGCTGAGAACGCTGTTGGTTCATTGGCTGCAAACAGTGAGCGTGATAATCCAGGAGCACTGGCAACAGACTTAGGAGCTGGTGTTGCATTAGGCGGGGCAATCAATCAGTTAGGCCGTGCCGCTGGCGCTGCTTATCGTGGGATTCGCGGGACGATCGCACCAGAAGCGCAGCAGGCTATTCAGTTCGCTAATGCTGCTGATGTTCCTTTGCATACAACTGACGTTTTGCAGCCAAATTCCCGCGTCGGGCGCATGGCACAGACCACCGCTGAAAACATCCCATTTGCTGGAACAAGCACTATGCGAGCTAATCAGCAAGAAGCGCGCAGCCAGTTGGTAGATGAATTTGCATCACGGTTTGGTGAGTATGATCCGTCAATTGTTATTGGCAGCCTGAAGGCAAAAACATCAGGAATTCGTAAAGCAGCAGGTAACCGTCTTGAGCAAGTTCAGAGCGCAATGACAGGAGTCAACATTCAGCCAACGCGAGCAATTCAGCAGATAGATGATGAGATTGGAAAACTGCAAAAATTAGGACAAGTTGCCGACACGGATACAATTAGCAAACTTCAGGCATACAGGAATGAATTGGCTAAAGGTGATGTTGACCTGGAGCAGTTAAGCAGACTGAGAACGCAGTTTAGGATGGATGTCAGAGGAGAAAGGACACAAATGCCACCGCCAGCTGAGGCGGCAGTGCAGCGTGTATACAGGGCAATGACAGGAGACATTGATAACTCCATTGTCCAGAACCTTGGAAACGACACTCTGCGCAGATACAAGCAGGCCAATGCGGTATACGCAGATGAGGCTAGTAAGCTCCAGAATACCCGCTTGAAGAACGTTCTGATGAAAGGGGATCTAACTCCTGAAGTTGTCAACAACATGTTGTTCAGCAAGAACAAATCAGAAGTTCAGAATCTGTACCGGTCAGTCGGTCAGGTGGGCCGCGCACAAATGCGTAACGGTATCATCGGAAAGGCTATGGAGAAATCAGGCGGTTCTCCAGACCAATTCCTGCGGCAGGTTAATTTAATGTCTAACCAGACGGGAATCGCTTTTAAAGGACGTGATGCTGCGTATCTGAAAGGGCTGAAGAACTATCTTGAGTCAACCAAGAGGGCAGGACAGGCTGGGGTAACAACGCCAACAGGTCAGCAAACTATACCTTTTATCCTCGGTATAGGAACAGTAACCAACCCTGCACTGGTAGGTGTTGGTGGGGGATATGGTTTGCTGGCTAGAATGTATGAGAGTAAGCCGGCACGAAACGCAATGCTTCGCCTGGCTAACACGCCACGTGGTTCTACCGCATTCGAGAAAGCGGTATCTGATGTTGAGCGGGCAGTTAACTCATTCGCTCAGGGTACAAAATCAGAATCCTTAAGCGAATAGTAGTTTACCAACTACGATGCCGAAGATAAGGAATGCAAAGTTCAATAAGTTTCTGTCCATAAAATATCCTATTAGCCAAACCATATCAAACTTTAACGCAATGATGCGCAACTTAAATGACTGTCAGGTTGATAACAGACATTCTTTTTTGCATGATCTATTCAAACCATCAAAATTGATGAAGAATCATGAAAAGAAGAACGCTCTTAAAGTCTTTACTCGGCCTTACGTCGCTATTACCAGTTAAGTTTGCAGCATCTCAAAACCTGCAAGGTAAAAGCATAATGTCAAAAATTACCCCTAATGTTGTAGTGAGTATGCCTTCTCAACTCTTCACTATGGCACAGTCTTTTAAATCCGTAGCTAATGGAAAAATTTATATCGGAAAAATTGACACTGATCCTGTAAATCCAGAAAACCAGGTCCCTGTATATCTGGAACGAGAAGATGGTACTCATGTTCAGGTGCCACAGCCAATCGTTATCAATACCGCAGGGTATCCCGTATACAACGGCCAGATTGCAAAGTTTGTGACTGTGCAAGGACACTCTATGGCTGTTTATGACGCATATGGTACGCAGCAGTTCTACTTTCCTAATGTTCTGAAGTATGACCCTGATCAGCTCGAATACAGGCTGAGCCAACCAGACGGTTACCTATTGGTTGGTGGACTGGACGAACATTATAACCTTCCGTCATCTGTAATTGTAGTTGATAACGCACCTTATAACGGTGATTTGAAGGCGGCATGGAATGCTGCACCTGAAGGGGCAACACTTCTTCTTGGTAAAAAAGATTACAACATTACAGGCTTATGGGCGTCAGGTAGAAATACCAAGAAAAATATCATGATTGTTGGCCTGGGAATGCCGGAGTATGCGTCTGACTGGAGCAGATTTGTCAGCGGTTCAGGAACCGTAATTCAGGGGGCAGTGAAGAACGAGGCCAAAGGTTTCAAACTTTTCAACCTAGGCGTTGACTGTGGTAATTACGTGTCAACTACGCTGTATAGCACGACAACCTATGAAGATGCGGTGCAGATCTATGGAGTCGGCGCGAAAGCAAATATCGGAATTGACAACGTCAGGACGCTTAACTCTCTCGGTGTTTCAAGCAATCCTGGCACTCACAGCATTCTGCTTGAACAACTTGAAGGCGTTACGCTTGGCTACGTAGAGTGTTGCGGTGGTTTCCATGGGCTGACAATCAAGTGCCAGAATTTGCGCGGTGGGCGCGCCCATGTCTATGGACAGTATGGTGACGGTTTTATTTTAAAATCTGATTCTGGCGGTCCATGTCGTGATATCAGAATGGACAGTATCACTGTTGGCCTGATTGATAGCTCGCTGCTTCCGGCAGTATCTCTCGGTGGAATTTACGATGCTCATGATGGGGTGACCATCGACAACATCAGTATTGGTGACCTGAGAGTGCAAAATGCTTCATGGGGGTTTATTCCTGCCATCGGGGCGGATGGTTATACCAGCCATGTCACAATCGGAAATTATTATGCGTCACAGGTTTATGGGAATTATTACTCTCTGGAGGTGGGTAATAAGTGTGTTAACTGGAATATCGGCTCTCACCAGTGTTCAGGCGTTTCAGGGGGTATCAAAATTAATGGCTCGGCTCAGTACATAACATTGGGCGAGGGTTCAGTAACAGGAAGCACAAGATGGGGGTATTCATTTGCTGCATCAACATTTACACATAGCTCACTGATATCAAATGGCAACTACGGCGGGGTTGAGTATCTCGGTGGTACGGGATTTAACCCGGCTAATGTAATCGCGTATTACAATAACAATGGAAACTTTAGCGCGCTCCCTTCAGTGCTTACCGGGAATGCTTTAAATGGATGGGTGGCACTATCAGACTTTAAGGCAACACCAAATGCTCATCAGGTATTCATTAGTGGATCGTTGACAAATGGTACGGCAGCGAATGCGTGGCTCATCGCAGAAAATCTTAGACCGTCTGTTGACACACCTATTTCTGCATGGGGGGTATCTAGCGGTGGTAGCCTTGTACCTGTTGAGGCGTATGTGCGCGCAACTGGTTATATTGAGATTACAGGTTATGCATCTCTTGGGGCATCGCAAGCCGTGAGAATCAATGGCTCATATCTGATCGCTTAATCTACCCAATAGCCCGATTTATCGTCGGGCTAGCCACCAACTACTGAAGGCGTCATTATCTCCAGGTGTGTATCAGGATACGCCGTGCGGTTGCACACAGATCGAGTCCAAGTGAGTTTTATGATTTCTCGGTGACGTGAGACAAAAATGGGACGTAAAGGCTTTTATATGCCTTTCGACCAATTTCTATCTTTTTCGAAGATGGGACGTCTGAGCGCAGGTGTGACGTGGTATGTTGTTGACTTAAAAGGTGGTTCTAGGAACTTCTAAGCCGTGGGTCGCAGGTTCGAATCCTGCAGGGCGCGCCATCTAAAAATCAACAAATTACATTTCTTTTATTTTCTCTGCTCTTTCATTGTGGGGAAGCTGGGACACAATCGTTCAATATTACGCCTATTTGCTTAGCGTGTTCGGTTAAATTTATGCATACCTATTGACTGACTTGGCGGAATCTTTACATGATGTTTACAGACAGCCTGTGTGAATCCAGTTAGTAGCGATAGGTTTGGTAACTTGAAGAAATACACAGGCATCATCAAGTGTGAGGCTGTGTGATTCCGGGGGCATCTGGCTCAGCTTTTTGATTCTCTAGCGAGTTGTTGGTGCTACATTCCTGCGTGTCTCCATTTCAGACTTTAACAGCGCAACGAGGGAGTCCGATTTACTGAGGGCATCTTTGAATTCCGGAACTCATTTTGACGTTTTTCGGATGTATCCCTGATTCTGGAGACTGCTGAACAAGCCAGACACATCTGCGGAAGCCTGCTGGATCATATGGCGTGTCAAAGCCGTCACCATTAATATTCTTTTTCAGATCACACGCAATAGAAGTAAGAGTAGCACTGGTGATGCTGACATTTCCTGCGATTAGCATTTCAAAACCTTCATTGCCAAAGCCGACATTTATTGCCTCTAATAAAAAACGCCATCAAGTGGCTTGGTGTTTTTTCGCCTCTTCTATTGAGAACGACTACGTGTCGAAAACAGATGCAATATCGTAATCGCTGGTCTCCTCTCTTAATGTGGTAACATCTTGTTCAGTAGGCGGCATGAAAGTTATCGGCGCTCGCCAGACATAATCGACGGCAACTACTGGTACGGTACTTCTCGGGGCGTTCGACGCCAGGCAATTATATAAGATTGGTACCATGTATGTTCAATCTGAAGGTGCTACTATAGTAGGGGTTACAGCATGCTCTTCGCCATCTAATTCATAGCGCTGGTGTGGAATAACTATTCCGATTTTCGGAACATTTCAACCAAAACCCGCTTAACAGCATGAGTTTTCTATAGACAAAAAGCGCCTGTATTAGTTACTGACGCTTTTCCATGACTTTATTATTTTATATGCTGAAGTGAGTATGACTCAAAACATACATTTGAATCTTTTTGAGCGAATAACTGTATTTCTGCAGATGGCATATCTTCGTTTATTTCGAAAATATAAGAACCATTTTTATATTTATTCTCAGACATCTTGATTTTTTTTCCTGTTATATAAGAAAAAATTAATGCTTCATACTGATCGCCATGTGCATTAATTTTTAAAGAATACCACCCACGACCAAGAGTCTTATAGGGCCCATATGCAACCATGCCTTGTACGCCAGCATTGCATATTTGATTATTGTCCCCAACCTTGAAGTCACTTTTTACTACATTGGCACTTCCTTCTATATCGCCATCATAAATATTAATAGAATGACTGTAAACCAGGATGGGGGAATCCCACACCATATATGTTAATTCTGGTTTGCCATATAATTCTTCTATGACTTTTTTTTGTTGGTCATTATCAACAATGAAAAAGTTATTTCCATTGTTAAAATATGATATTTTTGTTAACCAAAAAGATGGCAAAACTTTTTTATTTTCTATGTCGATGTTAACAGGGGCTATATTGAATTTCTTTTCCACACTCACCGCTGCCGCATTCCAGAATGTTGCATATCCATTAGATAAGTTGTGTTGAGTCAAAAAATTAGATATAAGCCTATATTTTGATGTGGTTCTGTCATTGCGAAATAAGAAATCAGGCTGATTTACATATATTAATGAATAAGCAGAAATTGAAATTGAAAAAAACCATAAAACTATATTTGATATCTTTGGTACATTCGCATTTCGACATAAGAAAATTGAACCAAAAATAATGACAGGAATTAAATATCTTGTTGTACCCTCATCCACTGGTTTATCGCTTAAGGCATATGCAGGAATCATAATAAGAGATGCTATCAATAGCGCGGCGTCAACGAGACTAAACTTTCTTATTTTTATAAGCGAAGAAATTAAAAGTATAAAAAATATAACTAATGATGTGAATTTTAAAGAAGAGAATATTCCTTCAGGTGAACTGATTATTTTACTAAAAAAATCAGCGTTGAATAATATCAAAAGCCCTTTAAAAAGTAGCGAGATGTTAAAAGTTAACTTGTCATAACTAACAAATGTAGGCGAACCAACCCCTGGCAAATAAAAAAAATCAGCCGAGTTAGTAAAATGTAAGATTAACTTGAATAAAAAATACGAAAAAACCAAAGACGAAAATATTACAAATTTATCTTTTGCATTTTCATTGGCTATAAAACAGCTCAA